GATGAACACGTACAGGGCTTCGTTTGGACCGCAGTCCTCCGTCTTTGTATGCAGGAAGGTAAGTCCGATTGTACGGGCTTCCTGAATCATCCAAGTTTCTTCTGGTATAATAGGTATACGCTTGTTTTCTTCTTTACTCATAAATTTAGTGCAACGTCCCCCACCCGTCATCAAACAGGTGGGAGATGTGCTCTCCTGTTTAAATACTAGGTATGCTTAGCAGCTTGCTTCATGAAGTTGGAGTGTATTCCATACACAGCCTTCATGTCACCCTGCTGGAACGCAAGAACAGCATCCTTCGCTTCCCTGAGGACGGAGACGATGCGGGAGTAATACTCCTTGTCGTGACGCTTCTTCATGCAGTCCGCACTGTCCTGAAGACGCTTCATTTCGTGACGGATTTCCGTCTGTGTCTTGCACTTGCTGATGACACGTTCGAGGTGACGTGCGGCACGGAGGTTAATCTTGCCGATGTCACTGTTTACGTCGCAGCCGACAGTCCTGTGAGACCGTGCGGCTATCCTTTTCATGTATGCTTCGTTTTTCATTTTAGCATCCTTTGTATTGGGTGAACCGCATTATTCAGCATCTTCTCGGCGTGCTGGCTGTGCGGAATCAGCATTGCCGTTAAAAGTTCGATAATACACTGTCTGCCTTGAGTTGCCTTATCTTACGCTGCATCGTCAGCATGTCAACAACGAATGTCCTGAACCCTGGCTTCACATCGTTGATTGAAACCGAATTGACGGTGACTGTGTTGTTTATCCTGTTCAGCATCGGGTTTCCAGCATATTTCTCGTAGAAGTCCAGCACAAGTCTGGTTTGCGGTGTATCATCCAATTTATCCAGATTGATGCTGCTATGGAAAGAACTGCCGTCCTTGACCGACAGGTTGTTGAGTTCATCGGGTTCGTAAAACGGATATAGACGCAGGGTTTTCTCGTTGAGCATCGCCACGCATGTCTGTGACATTTTTTGCAGGAACGATGCGTCGTCATAGTCGCATGCAGAAGAAAAATAGAACGAGCTGGAACTGGCCTCCTTCCACGTCCGCACAACGCTTTTGGAGAGGCCGCAACCTTGAAGCATTCTGTCTATCTCGTTGAAGGTCATGCGAGTATAGTCCTCTTGATTACATCGGAAACATCTATGATTCCATACGGTTTCGCATCCCCCTCGGCAGGAATGTGGCATATCCACATCGCACCGACTTTCAGGGGAGTGTTCAGCTCCAGTATCGCCTTGTACATGCTCAACTGGATGCAGTAGTGATGATAGTTTATGTCATAGAAGTTTCCGAACGGGGCGTACATATTCGTCGTGTACGGTTTCGGTTCAAAATCAAGGTGAGAATTTGTTTTCCAGTCACCGATTACAAGCTTGTCCGATTCCTTGTCGTAAAGTAGGATATCCATCGTTCCGCAAATCAGGTGCTTCTTGTCATATACGGGAAGTTCAGTCCTGATGGGAACATAGCGTTCAGACAATTTAGTAAACAAAGCTTTACACTTAGGGATGCGACGGTCGAAATCAGCCTGAATATCGTCGTATTTGTAATGTTTTTTAAACTTATGGGTATACGACTTTCTGGCCCACAGGTTTTCCATCACGCTGTGAACTTCATGGCCGATATCCTTTCCGTATTCGTTCTTGTCCTTCCACATGGCAAGAACTTCTTTCGCAGTGACAGTCCTGCCAAGTTTCTTGGACATCTTGGCTGCTGTAAACGGGGCTACTTCCTTGTCGTTGAACTCGTCGTGATGCTCTTCAATTACGGTAGAAACGGACTTGTACACGTTGCCCTCAGAATCGGTGTAACGGTGACCCTCGTCCTCAAAATAGATATCTCGGAAGGAACTCCAGAGAATATCGCTTAATTCATATAAGTTAGGAACCTTTTTAGTCATGAGTTTCCCTTTTTGTGGAAAGATACAAAAAAAGTTCCAGATTGTCAACTATGGGGTCAAAAAAGTTATAAACTATTTTCAGTTAAGCATTGAGTACAGTTATGAACAATAAACAGCTATTTGAGCAGTCCGCCAGAAAGATTCTTTCTGCGAATCAGCTCGAAGGGGTCATGAGACTCCATACAGCCCTGTTCGAGTGCGGCGACCCAGAACAGACGGCGGAAACCGTGGCAGACGCTGTAAAGGACGCAGTTGACGATGTGGTTGACACGGCTGCTGACCAGCAGGTTTCGGAAGACATTGAAAACGCCCCGTCAGTAACAATCAGTCCCGAAGACAAGGAGCGGTTGAGCGCACTGTTTTCCGACATGAGCGATGACGATAAAGCAATATTCGTTGAAAGCCTTGACGACACTCAGGCCCAAATCCTTACGGAAGGTCTCGGGGCTTGGGCAGGAAAATGGGGAAAGTCATTGCTAAAACTGCTTACTAAGGAAGGCCGCAAAGCACATAGGCTAGACAAGTTCGGCAGGCTCGCATCAAAGGATGCCGACATGACGAGCAGGCTTGACAGAATCATGAACCTTGACCCAGCCAACCTCAGCAAGAGGAACGCAAAGGACGCAAGCAAGCTGTTCAATAAAAGGGATAAAGTCGAACGCAAGATGAACAACCTGATGTACAAGGCATCCAGTGACGCAAAAGAATACGAGAAGATGCAGAAGCTCGGCTTGAAGAAAGGTTCCCGCAATTTCACCGTTGATGTTTTCGAAAAAGAAAAGAACAAATTGATGGAGCCGCTGAATAGAGACCTCGAAGCGGCTAAGGCCGAATTCAATCAGGCCAAACAGGCGTTGAACCCGAAAGACCCAGATTATTGGAACAAGTTCCGCCAAGCCAGTATTGATTACGAGAACAAGTGCGAAAACATCCAGAAGACATTTGAGGCAAAGAACGGCAAGAAGCTCAACGACCTCAACTATAAAATCAGCATGGCCAAGGAAGAAGGCCGCTACGGTGCATACGGACCAGCTGCAACCAACAGTGCAACCATCAACAACGGTGCTGCCAATGTTGGACGCAACGGAAGGAACAACCCGTTCAACCAGCGTACAGCAAAGCCTGGAAATGTAGGGGCCGCACCTCAGGGATATCAGTTCCCTGGCGGAATAGACCCGAGAATATTCACCAATCCTAACATGTGGAGATTGTTCACAAAACGGTTCTCCACGATGGCTAAAATCAAGACTGGACTTATCGGTGCATGGTATGCCCTCAAACTCGCATTTGCTGGCGGTGTCATCGGCGGTCTTACATACGGCGGTTATAAGCTGTACGACTTCTTCACCAGACCAGACGAAATCGACATCGACTGGGCCGATGGTAGCAGCGACACAAAGTCAACCTTGCTCAAGGCTCTTGCAGTCCTCGCTGGCGGTGTTGGCGGAAATATCGCAGCACGCCTCTTTGGTTTTAACGGCACTGCTGGAAAGACCGTCGGTACATTGGCAGGCGCCCTCCTTATCGCCTACTTCATGTTCCTGAACGGCGGTGACGAGGACAATGCGAAGGAAATGCTTCAAGAATACAGCAACGCTTCCGATGAAGACAGAGAACTAATCAACGAAGCTCTGGAAATTCCTGAGTATGCAGATGCGTTGCAGAAAATGTATCTTGAAAATGCGGAACAATAAAGTTTAAAGGAGAATGCTATGAACAGTATGCAGAAATACGATATGGCTCTTATGGAAGGTGTAGATAGTCCAAAGAGGATGGCCAAGAAGCGCATGAGGGCATTTATTGAGGCAGCCTGCAAGGTTGCTCCCCGTGCGATTGTTGAGGCTGTCGTTACGGCTCACAACGCCCTGTTTGAGGGATTTCACGGTGTTACACGGGACGGTGTCCGTTTCTTTTCGGGCGCTCCCGCAACAGACCCTAGAAAGACGAACAATTGGAGCACCAAGACCCGTTTCAACGGAAACGACGCTGTACGAAACGACGCCTTCTTGAAGCCGCCTACGAGTTCAAACGTCATTGCTTGGCAAAAGCAGAACCCTGAGGGAACTGCCGCTTACAGGCATTACGAACAGATGGAAATGAACAAGCCGAGGCAAAAGATTGACCCGAGAGGTTATGAAAACCGTTACAACATGATGTATGACGACTCTTGGGAAAGGTCAACCCAGCAGCTTCCGCCTCCGCCAAAGGTTGACCCTCCGATGCCAGCTCCGCAGGCAGTACGCCAGCAGGCACCGCTTCCGCCTCCGCCAAAGGTTGAACCGCCGAAGGTTGAATGCCCGCCTGTATGTCCTGCCCCAGCAGAACAAAATGTCGGAACGCCTGTTGAAAAGAAGCCCGCACCTGCACAGAAGAAACCGAAGCCAAACTACAAATGGAACGAGAACGATTTCCACCCGATACAAAAGGAAAGTTGCGACCCAGATTACGACTTCACCATCAACCTCGTTTCATACAACAAGGACGACCGTGATTCGGCCATGGCAAAGGCAAGGTTCCTCGCACAGACGAAGAATATCCCTGGTGTGTACACATACCAGTTCGACGGCCTTGCACAGAACACTAGCCGTGAAGACGTATGGCGTGTTCGTATCGGCTTCTTCAAGTCAAGGGCTGCTGCCCGTACATATTTCATCAAGTATGTTCGCCCAATTGTTGGCGACCAGTTCCACTGGTGGGTCGGAACCTGCTCTGGCGACAAGGGAGACAAGGCCAAGAAGGGCACATTCATGCTAGGTAAGGACATTACCAAGAATGACTGCGTTGACCCAAGTGCAGCAAAGGCTGGTTCTGGTACGCAGACACAGAACACTGAACCCGCTAAGACCGAGAAGAAATCCTTCATGGATTTTGCCGATGAAAAATAAGGAGTGAACTATGGAAAAGAAGTATATCATCGTCACCAAGAAAGACGGAAAGCCGATTGACGACAAGCAGTACACAAAAGAGGAGTTCAGCAAGAAGGCTTACGAACTCATGAAGGAAACTGGACTTGACAGAGAAGAGATGGACAAGACCTACGACTACAAGGAAGTGTCCGAAGGAGGCGTGTCCACCGAGCAGAACACTGGCGCTCCACAAGAGGCCAACGACGAGTTCACCTCAAAGGAAGACACCAGCAGTAAGTACGAGTTCTCCTCAAAGAACGACGTACACAAGGCAAACATCACCAACGATGTAAAGGGATGGAACTCAACCCTGGACAAGTTGGACAGTTTGCCCGAAGAGACCTCAAATCTGGTCAACGAACATAAGCAGGAGCTTGAACTGATTGAAGGCAAGAAAGGTAGAGACGACATTAAGAAAAATGCAATCCGTGTCTTGTACCTGTACAACGAGTTCATGAAGTTCTACGACGAGTGCGTGAACGGCAATCTTCCGACACAGCTTGTCGCATACCTCAGGGTAGGTAGATGGGGAATCTCAGAAGAAGTTCTTGACACAATCAAGAAGGACATGGCAAGCATCATTAAGGACATGCTCAGTGACCTCCGTGATTGCACTCAGGATTCCGACCCAGAAGACGCTGTGGAGGAATTCTACGACGAAATCGGCGATTTCGACGAAGAAATCAAAAATATCCACAACCTTCTTGAAGACTTGGAAGACGAAGATGGTTTCGCTCGTCAGACTGCCGAAACTGACGACGAGTTCGCCAAATTCTGCGGAGGCAAGCCTACTGGCGAAATGCTGTCCAAGTACCTGATGGGCATTGCCACAAAGAAGTACCATCTTGTAAGAATCAAGCTGAACTCCAACGACCCGAACAGCAACCCGACATGGTGGAACCCTGAAAAACAGGCATCAAACAACGTAAGGTTGAGCGATAATGAAGAAGACTATCTCAACTTGAAGAACAAGAAGATTCTTGACACCGAAGACCAAAAGAAAGTTGACGAAATCAAGAACAAGTTCATGAAAGGCGGAATGTCACAGCAGGACGCCCAAAAAGAAATCAACGGAATCGTAAAGGCCCAGAGAGACAAGATAAAGACATCTCTCAAAATCTTCTTCGGATTCATGGGAATTAACGACCCGCAGAAAATGAACCAGTTCGCAGGTGGCCTGAAACGCCTCGACGAGACCGAGTACAAGAACAACTGGATTAAGCTCATCGAGAACTACAAGGAAGCGATGAAGAAGAACATCGAAAAGTTCAAGCAGGCCCACTCCAACGACATGTCAGCCGAGGACCGTGACGACTGTGTTAACAAGCTAAGCGAACTTCTTGGCAATGCCGACAAGATGCTCGAAGCCGCTAACAACAGCGATAGCACAGCGCTGCTGTCACACGCAACCCAAATCTGCACATGCATCGCAGAGGTTCAGAAAAAGACAGCCGAAGCGAAGAAGGCGTTCGGCGGAGCATAACTCTACTTAACTCAATGCAACAAAGAAGCGGTCCGAAAGGGCCGCCTCTTTTGTTTAGTGTGGGAAATCGGTTTCAAAATAGATTTCTGTTAAGCGTTCGTTCGGTTCTGAACCGTCGTATTCAACTCGTACCGAAAATATCGATACAAACCTATTAAGCGAGAAAAAGAACCGCCTGACATCATCAGGGATGTTTCTTCCCATCTCGTCATGTGAAATAGGGCTGAACGACGCCTCCATACACGGGTCTTCGTTTGTAAACCCAACGTCCTTATACTTAATGAAGACCGTCGGGTGTTTGTCACGATATTTCCATGCGATTTCGCCAACAGCCGTCTTTCCGAAGAACGACTGGTTATACTCTGGATATTTCGCGTGTCTCATTTCACCTCCTTAGAACAGGTCGCACATCAGTTCAGTCTGGTCTTCCTCGATGTTCTCACCCCAGCCAACGGCCTTGAAAAGACGACCGAGGATATTGGACACGGTGACCTTCCAGTGGCCTTCCCAGTCTGGTGTAAACAGTTGGAGAAGACGGGGAGGAACGACATCGCCAGTGTAACCGATAGCCGTGATTCCAAACGGGTTGTCACACACCTTGATGTACTTCATCTTGTCGCCAGCATGGATAGGTTCGTACGGCTTCTTCATGAGTTCACGGTCATTGAGGATAAGGTAGTTCCAAACAGAGGCAGCCTTTCTACGCCAGTCGATTTTCTTCAGTTCTTCCTTAGGGAAGTTAATCATCTCTGTGTATTCAGGAGGTTCTTCCTTGACACCTGACGGGCAGGAAATATCAAGGTACGAATGGTCCATAATCTTCTGGGTGTACTCGTCCTTGATTTCCACGACACGCTTACGGAGTGTTTCCCTGTCCATGGTATCCATCATGAGCTCCACGGTGTTCATCATACGTTCACGAGAGAACATGGTAGTCGATGAACGCACGATTTCGAGACCAGTGATTGCGTAGTGCGGATGAATCGGGAGGTCTTCCTTCTTCATGTCAAGGTACACGATGTCTTCGTTGGATTCGGCAACGCAGATGTATTTCTTCTTGGCGGTCACGATGGTCTTGTAGATGCACTTTTCACGTTTCAGGAACAGTTCGTTCGTACGGAAGCCCCAAGACGATGCGTAACCAAGCATGTATTCATCCAGTTTCTCTTCGAGAATGGAAGCATCCAACATACGGCAGAAGTCGGTCAAGCGATAACGGTTGAGGATGACACGGTAACGCTTGTTCGAAATCATGCCGTCCTTGTACATAATCTGCAGCTTGGAGAACTTGTACTTACTACCCTTGATTTCCTGCGGCTCCCTGTTCTTGGGCTTGTCGTAGACATCAGGGCAGTACGTATGGGACATGAGGGCAAAGTGCTTCTTGTAGGCCATCTCGTTTCCAGCGTCGAATTCATCCTTGTGGATAATCTGGTGCCCGTCATAAACGACAACCTGAACCTTCTTGCCCTGATTCTTGCTGAACTCCTCGTAGATGTCGTCGAACTTTGCGTAGAAGGAGTCGGTATCACCGTGGGACATTCTTCTTTGCAGGATGTCGCTAGTGATGTCGTAACCCCATTCAGTAGCCTTTTCGACATCGTCGAAGTCCACGTTCGCTTCGTTCCAGAAGATTTCACCGCAGTAGTCAGGGTTGATTTTCGGGGAGTAACCGAACGTGTTGATAAACCTCTGGTCCTTGGACAAGTCGTTGTTGATGTACTCGGCAAGGTTCTTGCAGGTATACTTGATGAGCCTCTGTCCGTAAGCCGTAATGGATGCGGCATTGTCGATATCGTAGAAAGCGAAGAACGGAGTACCGAGCAAGCCGTACAGGGAGTTACCGAGCACCTTGTACACCTTCTGCATCATGTCGTATATTTCCATCAGTTCTTCGTTACCGTCCTTTTCGGCCTGCTTCTTCTTAATCTTCAGTTCGGCACGACCGTTGAACAGCTTTCTAGTAACCTGAGGAACGATACCTTCCACATCCTTTCGGTAGAACACCTGATACTGTCCGTTGTGCGTCCACGGCGACCTGATGAGAACCTTCTTTTCCTCCTCGGTCAGCACATAGTCGATAGGCTTGATAACCTTGGTTTCAGGGCTGATGTTGAAAGTCATCATGATTGACGGATAAAGGCTTCGGTAGTCATACGAAACCTCTATCTTGTAGAATCCAGGGACTGAATACACGAATGCGCCAGGGTATTCCTCCTTTGCAGTAGGCCTGTAAACGGGGAACACCATGTTCTGCTTGTGAAGGTGGTTCAGGACGAAGCCCACCATCATCTTCTTGGATTCAAACACGGATGTAATCGGCACTCGTGCCTCCGCAGAGGACATAAGTGCAAGGTCGAACATCTTTTTCTTGTTCTGGATTTTTCTACACAGGACACCGTCTATCACGTTATAGTACGAGAACTCTGAGGGATATGTTTTCCACGAAAGATATCCATCAGGAAGCGGAGCCTTGTTCTCGCCCACTTCCTTTTCTGCGATGTAATCGAGTTTGTAGCTCGGCTCTTCGGAGAAAGTGTACTTCTTGTAGAGGAGGTAGAAGTCCATGACTTCCGTACCAGCGACATGAAGCTCTTTCTTCTTCTCGTCGAAGTAAGCCCTTTCGGTTCCAGCTGGCATTCTCGACATGAGCTTGAGGGGGACGCCAAGCTTCTTTGCACGGCGGTAAATGAACTCAGTATCGTATGCGAAGTTCCAACCAGAGAGGATATCTACGTTATGCTCCCTGATGTAGTTGAAAGTGCCCGTCAGGAGTTCCGCTTCGGTTGCACACTTGATATAGGTACAGTTCAAATCCTTGTACTTTTCAAGGGTCGCATCGTCAACTTCTAGGGTTCCGAACTGGACTGAGTATTCTGCGAAGTTGAGGATGATGAGGTTAATCGGGTATTCGGCCAACCAAGGGACAGGAAACCTACCCTCGGTCGAGACTTCGATATCAAGGAAGCAAAGGTTCATGTCCTTGATTTTCGGCGGCTCAATGTCGTAGCCTTCGTACTGCTGTTGCAGGAAGCGGCATCGGGGGTCAATGTCAATCTCGTTGAAATGGTTTGCCGAACCCTGATACTGTCTCTTGATTTCCTTTTCTTCGTTATGTGAAAGGTAAAATTCGTAAACGTCGTTTCCGAAGATGTCCTTCATCCCGCACTCTACGGCCCCGTACTCGCCAAGTCGGTTCGTATATGAACGGTGCCTGACTGGCAATACCTCGCTTGTGCCGTCCACATACCACATGTACATCTGGTCGTTGGCCGTATCGTGGTAAATCGTGGACCACATCTTCTTCTTTGGCAATTCTACTGTCTCGCTCATGCTGTACCTATTTAATTAACTATATTGCGAACAAGCTAACTATATCAAGATAAATATAACCACTGTTTCCCTAAAAGTCAAGGGTCCTTTTTAATGCAGCTCATAATCTCCTTGCAACGCATAATCCTTCGGCGTGGAACCCATTTCGGAGGGTTGCCCCCGTCAGCCGTGCATATCCACAGCATGTTGTCAACGGGGATTTCCCTCGGCTTCGGTATCTCGTCGAAAATCATGTCCGAAAAGATGATGATGCCCGAATATTTCCTCACAAGTTTATTATCCCTGAGCATGTCGAATACGCACTGCGGATTGGTTCCCCCACGCCCAGTCACGTCGAAGCTCTTGCGGGAACTACCTGGCTTGAACGTCATCGGAAGGGTGCATTTGCAATCCCACCACGAAAAGTCTATCTTGGCCCCAGTGGCAATCTTGGCTATCAAGCATCCCGCATCGGACAGGTCTTCATCGGACATCGAACCCGAAGAGTCTGCAGCAAGGAGCAGATTGCAGTCGTAAACGGAACGCTGACCGGGAAACAACAGGTTGTAACGCCTGTTCTGCCTCGTCCTCGTCGATTCCGTGCGCTGTGAGACCACCGTGCCTACGAACGAACGGATGATGCGCCTGTGGTCAACGGGAGGCTTCTGTGCGGCCAGAATCTTCATCAGGATGTCGCCAGCGCTCAGACCCCAGCTAGTACCCGCAAACCCGCCGTTTTCTTCCAGATGCTTCGTCTCAAAGGCAATGTCGCTCGCCACGGTCTCGTTCGGAGTCCAGTTGTCTGAACGGGTGTCGTCACAGAAGTAGTCTTCTAGGGCTTCCTGCGGGGTTGCTGGCCCTTCGCTGTTATCACCTTCGCCATCGCCGCTGTCCGAATCTTCGTCGCCCTCACCGCCACCAGACTGGTTTGCAGCCCGTTCCATCCACATCGCCACCTTCTCGTGATAATCGCATTCGTCATCCCATTCCTTTCCAGTCTCGTTCTTGTACAGTAGCTTCCCCTGCTCGTAGTAAATACTGGCCTTGCTCTTGTCGAGAGCGTCAGGGAAAGATGTTCCAGTCAGGGTAAGGCATCCCCTCGCCATGGAGTAGCAGATGATGTCGCTAGAAAGGAGGTTGAACCTGTTGTCAACGGCACGTTTCGTAACGTGGTGCAAGGCGATGCGGGAAGCCTCTATGTAGAGAATCTTCGCAAGGTCGCTCAGGTCCATCATCTCGGCCCAACGGCTGTTCACGACAAGGTAAAGGTGACCTGGCAGGTGTGCGTCAATCATCAGCGTCTTCGTCCTGTCATCCTCGACAAGAGGTTCCGCCATGTTGATGTAGCACAGGGCGGGAGCGTTCACCGACCCCAGAATCGTCTTTGCCTGTTCTATCTTGTATAAAGCCGACATTAGTTAACCTGATTGAACTCGCTGAAACTTGCTTTCAGCATTTCCTTCTTCTCCGCACCGACATGTTCCCTGAGGAGGGAAAGCCAGTTGGCCTTGTTATCTGAAATCTGGAATACAAGGTGTATCAGGTGGAAGTTGTACATCTGTGCCCGTATCTCGGGCTGGACGGCAAAGTAGAAATACCAGAAGTTCAGCGACATTTCCTTCGACTGCTTTCCTTTGTCGTACGCCTCGTCCATCTTTGCGATAACCCCGTCGCTCAACTTCGTAAGCTGCGGAACGCTCATACCGTCGATGATTCCCTTGTATTTCGCCCAGTCGCTTTCCTTCGCTTTAAGAACCATTGCAGCATCGAGTGTGTTGCCATTCTTCCTGAACCATTCAGTGAATGTCTTTCCCATGTCAGGCCCAAGGGTGGAAGTTGCGTCTATCAGCAGGGTTTCCATGCCGCCAGCAACAGGGTTTCCGTAGGTATCGACATAATCCCCTGCCTTGTACGCATTGTCGAAAAGACGGGCGAAGTTTTCCCAAGAACGTGGGTTGGCGGTGTTTTCATCCTCGGAGTCAAGCTCGGTGTCATCCACGTACAAAGCGTTGTTGTGACCCGAAATGAAACGGCAAACGATTGGGTTGATACCAGCGTTTGAAGCCCATTTGAGCCAATAGTTTGCATCAACTTCGACACGGTAACGGGCGAAGCGGGTGTACAGCGCACGGTTAAGCGGCATGACTTGGTTGGAGTCAACATTGGACGGGTTGATGGCGAGGACGACACGGGAGCCTTCTGGAAGGGTGAACCCGTTGAACGACTGCTCGGGAGAACACAGCTTCATCAAGGCCGCAATGATTTCCCCCTTGGCCCTGTTGATTTCGTCGATGAATACCAGCTTCGGCTTGTCACCATCCATCCAGTCAGGTTTCGTATGGTGGTGGACATGGTTCTCGATTTCAAGCAAGCCGATAAGGTCGCCCGAGTCGCCAGACTGAGAGCAGTCCAGCACGACAAGCTCCAATTTCAGAATCCTTGCTAGCGAACGGCAGAACTGGGTCTTTCCGATACCAGGGGGTCCGATAAGCAAGGCAGGGGTCTTGCACCATAAACGAGTGATTCTCTTTTCAATAACACCAAACTGCATTCAAATATCCTTGACGGCCTGCTCCCGCCGTCGTCATTAAATTATCTTATTTTTCGGATTTTCGACAGGTTCAATCATGTAAGGGTTCACACAGACGCCGAAAACCGATGGCCTGACGTAATACCGCTTGTCGATGAGAATAGGCTGGTCCGAACCGTGCTTGCACCACGTTATGTAACTCGATTGAATCAGATGCTGGGTAAACAGGAGGAACTTGACCCCGCTGAAATAGGTTGCGAGAACATAGGTGAGAACGGTCTGGTCCAGCCTTGCTGACGAGCAGTCAACACCAGTCAGTTTCAGGAAAGACCACGTGATTTCGTCGATTATATTCACAATCTTGACATTCTGGCGTATGATTACTCCAGACTGGAATAATACGGACTTGTTGAAGCCCGTCTTCCCGAACAGTTTTCGCTGTGCGGTCACTTCCTCGGGTGAAAGCCCACGGGCTGTCTGCCAAGCACGGAGTTCATCATAAACATTCGTCCTGTAAGGATGTATGGAAAGCCCGATGTCGGAATTGGAGTTCACGAAGTCGTCGTACAGCTTGTCCAGCGGCTTGTTAATCATCATGCTCGCATCGACATAGATGGAAACCATCGTGTCTGCGAACTCGAAGGTGTGGTAGCGCACGTAGTTCAGAATCCCGATGACATCCTTGATTCCTTCGAGGCAGGGATATTCAGAAATGTGGTGAACATCCCATGTCTTGCTCTTCAGTTTCTTGTTGTCGGTTATCAGCAGGTAATGGACATCTGGCTTCGAGTGCTTGACTTCCCTGACGGGTTCATAATCGTCAAGGATGCACTCGATGACAGTGTACTTGTACACTTTACGAGGAGGCTTGATTTCCTTTACAGGCTCACTTTTTGTTGGTGTGTCTGCGGAACCTATCAGACGCCTCAGTAGCGACTTCAATCCATTTGCCATCGGTAAGAAGACCCTTCACAGTTTCAATCATGTTGTTATAGGAGGAATACACCACGGAGTCGCCAGCATAGTTGTCGTTCTTGGACGGTTCGCTAACGATGCACTTCCCGTTGATTAGCGGGTAGAACATACGGACGATTTCCTGACACTGGTACTGCGGGAAAGCGTGGATGTTCAGGATAATCTTTGAATGGGCGATAAGGAAGTCAAGTGCGGGGCCAGTAATTCCCGTCGCAGTGATGATTGCCCAGTTGCGGTGTGCGGCCCTCATCTCGCCTATGAGCTTGTTCCTTCTCGGGGTTTCCTCGCCGTAGAACAGGACATCGTACAGCATTTCCTCGGGTTTCACCTGTTCCAGCGTCTTCAAGGACTCGACCCACTTAATCGGATGGTAGCTCGCCCTGTACCCAAGAACGTCGGAGAAGAACTTGATGTTCTCCAAGTTGTAGTCCCAAATCTCGTCGGCCCGCATGAACCATCCCCTAGTATTGGCATTCAGCCAAGGGCTTCCAACATAGAGCTGCTCCAAGTTGTACACGACGAGTTTGTACTCTGGGTGTTTCTCTTTGAGTTTAAGGGCTTCGGAGCATGGCATCACGTTGTAGCCTAGCACGACCATGACTTTCTCGTACTTCGGCTTGTCGCACAGTTCCTTCAACATAGCCTTGACCTGTTTGAACACAAACGGGTGCGGGTCAATGATAATCATAAATCAAATCCTGTTAAAAAATGCACGTAATCAGCAAAAATATAACTAATCTTTCCGAATTTGGCAAGGCATCCTACCATTCTTCTTTCGGCATAGGCTGGAACGGGCAAGCATCGGCCTTGATGTCAGGGTTATAACACTCGGCTTTGATAGCGGGGTTATGACATTCTGCCTGATACACGGGGTTGTGACCTTCGGCTTGGAAAACTGATTTCAATTTGGGTTCATTTGTTTCGTATGGAAGCATGTTTTTCACTTGACAAAAATACATTAATAAAATATATTTATACCATCCTGACAAACAACAAAAAGGAGTTTCCGATGTGCTCGCTTGAAAATGCTATTGAAACAATGGACAAGAGCGTCCTCGTTTCCCACGAAGTGTTCAAAATCCTTATTGACGAATACCGCAAGGCCCATACTGATGACGCTGTAACCGTCCTTCTCGACGAGCAGGACATCGGCGTGGCAACAGAAGGAGAAATCATCACCCTTCTGAAAAGCTACCGATACGACCTTGAAGAGATGGAAAAGCTCAAGAAGGCAAACAACAACTTGAAGGAGCACATCCTCGCATTGCAGGAGTCCGCGAACGCCTTCCAGGTAAGCAGGTGTGAATCGTGTCAGGAATCGCAGAGGGCGGACAAGGAACTAGACGAGTTGAACAAGTTGGTGGACAAGTACAACAACTTGGCACACATGTACAACGAACTCGAATCAAGGAAGTCGTCAATCCCAGTTCACCACTTCCCAGAGGAAATCCCCGTCATCCCAGAAGGGGAACAGTGCGTTGGATTGTACCTCCTTTCCGAAGATAAGCCGTTGCAGAACGTGAATGACCATAGCACGCTCTACCATTTCGAGGTTGAGGGTGCATTCCGTCCAGGGAACAAGCCGTGCTACTTCATCTACACGAAGGATGTACTCGACGCGCTCAACAAGGCCGCATTGTCCCATTTCAAGCGCATCAATTACTGCCCGTCGTGCGGGGCACCAATTCCGCCGTCAGAACAGTGCAAAACCTACGAAGATGTAGTGAAGAGGGAAGGCTAAATGAAATTCTATTTCATCAGACATGCACCGACTTCGGCCAACCTATCGGGTTCGATGGTTGCTGGGTACGAAAACACCGATATCAACCTCTATGACAAGCCCGACGACTGGGAAGAGCGTGTCGGCAAGTTCATCCCAGAGGCAGACAGGAAGGTTATCGTCAGCTCCCCGACCAAGCGTTGCATCAGCACGGCGAAACTGCTGTTCGACCGTCTCCCGACCGAAGTGACCACGAGCCTAGGCGAATTCGACTGCAAGGCTCTCGGGAACAAGAAGTTCTGGGAGATTACGGAACAGGAGTTCAACAGGCTGGTGTTCCTCCCCGCTTCCACGATGGAGAAACGGGCGAAAATCGTGCTGCACGACATGGGAAACGACATCCGTCACGAGAACAACACGGATGCCGTAATCGCAATTTCGCACGGGATGCTAATCCGCTATATCTATCATTACGTGAACGGTAATGCGGGCATCAGTGCGTACGACATCATCAACTCCAAGGGTTTCCCATTTTCCAATCTGGATTTGCTCATCGTTGATACGGTGAAGAGAACGGTGGAAGTCCACCATTACAAAGAACCCATCAATCACAAATAAGGAGATAGATATATGTGGATAACAGCAGTTGTAACTGTGTCCGTAGTGGTAAGCATCATCGTTGGTGCCATCTTGGTCAAGCGTGACAACAAGATGGCGTTCCACCGTCTTCGTGAAGCGGTGAAGAGCTGGGATGTTTATGAAATTCGCAGGAGCGAAAAATTGTTCGGCTCGTTCTGGGATAGCAACCGTCCGATTTATGTAGTCCGTGCGGCAAGCCCAAAACACGCAATGGAACGCTACTTCCGTCACTACAGGAAGAAATATCACGAATACCATGACTACGACAACAAGATACTCCGTGAGACTACTTATGGATGGGGTGTATTCCAAGTGAAGAACACCCGCAGTGAATGGAAAACTTACTATAAATAAAGGCTATGTCCACCCAAAGTGGTGCTGAAAAGAATAAAATGAACTATCAAGAATTAATCCAAGAAGAAGTCCTGTGCTGGTATGACGGCCCGTTGATTGAAACCCTCAGGGACACTGACGGCGATGCCTATATCGCATACAACGACATCCCTGATGATGAGATTCTTGCCAAAGTCAGCAATGAACTGCTGATTAAGATGATTAAGAACCAGATATCAATTTCAGAATGTTTCAGGTCTGGCTCGAAGAAATGGAAATGGGACACCGAAAAGCGAGACTATGTAGAAATACCAGAGTTCAATCCAGAGGACTTGCTTGACGATAAGGTCCATTTCAAAGATGTCTGTTATTTTGAACATGACAAGAATTATCTTAACACACTAGAAAACAAGGAGTTAACATGAACAGCATGGAAAAACTTAAAGCATACCACGATGCACAGAAGATTGTCAACGAGGTAGAAAGCGAACTTGACAAGATGGTGGATGCATTTTTCAAGGATTGCAATGGCTCTTGGTATTATAAGGACTTTGAATATGACGGGCTTATTACCGAAGGTTCTATACCCAAAATTATCAAGCTTTGTGTAGAAGAAGTCATTATGGGCGAGGGCGAATATTACACTTTCCCTGTCCCGAGTTCCATCATCAGGAAGTACCTTGACGGCGACAAGGAAGAAGCTGCCAAGGAGTTCCAGAAGTGGCACAAGGAATACTGGGAACAGAAGAAGCGTGAAGAGGAAGAGGCGAAACGCCGTGAAAAGGAAGCCCTCGCAAAGGCACAAGAAGAAGCCGAGTACAAGCGGTATCTCCAATTGAAGGAAAAGTTTGAAAAATGAATGTCTGTGACCGTTGCCGTCGCTACGCAACATCTTGTTGCCGCAACTGCGTTTATTTCAGCGAAATCTACGGAAGCATCACTGGGGACTACTATGGCGAACAGGTGTCCGACGAGGAAGCCTACAAACGCCTGAACGAGATGTACCCCGAGGATTTCCACAGTCCTTTCGTAACCAAGATGATTCGGGCCTACCGTTTCGTATCACGTGTTCTCATGCCGTTCCTTCTGTACGAAAAGTGGAACAGGCCTAGGCAATACTTGAAGGGAAAATACTACCCTCCGTTCACGTTAAGCCAGTCAGAGCTAACGAAAATCTTACTTGTCAACGAGGACGACACGCTACCATTTTAGTTATAAACTGTAGGGGAAACGATGTTGGATTCCCTATGCAACCACTGTACGAATATGTCTGCCACATGAAAG